CATCCAGCGCGCCGAAGGGCATAGGACCAGACGCCGATGCCGGCGAAGAAATGGCACTGTGTGTAGGGGCGAAGGTCATCGGGGTGTACGTCCTCAATGCTGCGCTCGTCCACGTCGCCAGGGGCAATGTGTCCGGCCGCGATCAGGTTGCGCAGCCATTGGGCCGCGTAGGGATCTATCTCGTTGTAGTAGGCGGTGCCCGCCATCACTCCCCTCCCTGCTGGGAGGCGGAAAGGGCGGCGCGGTCCAGGCGTTCGATTTCGGCCAGGACCAGGGCGCCAGCCTTGACCAGTTCGCGCCGGCGCTGTCCAGGCTTCCACCAGGCCGGATCCCAGGGCCAGAATTCAGGCGGCTCCGGAATCTCGTAGTCGCCTTGTGGTAGCGCGTAGCAAGCCGCAGCGCGCGCCAATTGCTCTTCCGTATAGGAATCGTCACGCTCTTGCGTCCAGCCCTCGGCGCTGATCTGGCGCTGGCGCTCGGCCAGAACGTCGCTGGCGGCAGCGGTCAGCGCATCGCCAGCAGCGGGAGCCGGTACCGCATGCGCACCGTGGTAGACACAGCTCGATCCCAGGTACACGCCTACGCTCACGCCGCGAGGGTCGGGGTCGACGGTGACGGTGTAGGTGGCGGCTTTCGGAGCGTCAGGCGCGGTGTCGATAGGGTCATCATCCGCATACTCGTACTTGAACGCTTCCCACGGAGCAACCAGGTCGTAGCAGTTGTCCAAGCGGCCCCTTTCGGAGCAACGCTCAAGCCAAAACATCAAGTCGCTAAAGGCTTCGTTGACTCGTACCAGCTTCCATCCATTGTTCGTGTTCATGCTCAACTCCAAATCTCGGCTCGAAATATCCAGATGGCAGCCAGGGCGATGTACACCGCAAAGGCAGCAAAGGCGTATGCAAGAGGGTGGGGGCCGCCCGGAGTGTCATCGTCCTGCGGCGGGTCAACGTAGTCGTTCATGACATTGCTCCAGGCAATAGAAGGGCAGCCCCGGACAGACGGCGGGGCACGGGGCTGCGGGGGGGGGCTAGCGGATGTTCAGGCGCACGCCTTGACGCAGCTTGGCGCCCGGCACGTCGAATCCGTCTTGAAGGGCTTTCTTAACCAGAGCCTTGTCCAGCTGTGGCGGGGGAGGCGGGGGGCTGGTGAAGTAGTCGGCAGGAATCTGCTTCTCGTCGAACACGTCGACCGCTGCCGGGTTCTTGGCGATGCTGATGGAGAACAGCGGGCATTCGATCTTCTGGATACCGTTGTTCTGCATGGAGTCCAGCACGTAGCGCTTGAGGCCGTCCACGCGGTTTTCGATAGCTTTGCGCCGTGCTGCCATGCTGGCCTCTGCCTCTTTGATCGCCGCGGCGGTCGTTTCCAGGTTCCGCAGGAAGCAAACGACGTTCTGCGCCTTCACTTCCAAATCGCCGCCCAGGCTCTCCAAGGTGTCGGCCAGGGCCTTTTCGTCCAAGTCTAGGTTCTCCAGGGCTTGGAGTTGACCGCGATACTCAGCGGCTAGCGAGTACAGGGATACGTTCGTCATGGTTTAGTCCCAAGGATCGGCTGGGTTTTCGCTTTGCGAGTGGCTAGCGCTGGCGGCGGGGCGCGAACGGGTTTGCAGCGGCTTGTCCTGCAAGCCATCCAGCACCTTCGGCAGCATTTCCGGGGTGGTTTTACGGTCCAGCAGTTCGACCGCCATCAGCTCCGTTTCTGCGTGGAAGGGCGCGTAGATGTTGAACTTGTAGCCAAGGTCGCCGTTGTTCTTCTGGTATTCCTCGCGTTGCAACAGAAGGCCAATCGGACGACCTTGAAGGCCCGGGAATACGACCGCTTCTTCCTGGCCATGCTTACCTTGGATCGTTCCCTTTTGGGGAGTCAGGGTCTTGATGCGGGCGCAGCACATCACGGCGTCCAGCACCTTCTTGCCGTACAGCGGCTTACCGTCTTTGTCGAAGGTCCAGAGCTGAAGGTAATTCGCGGTACGTCCGTCCTCGGCTTCGAAACTGAATTCGATGCCTTCGGTGCCCTTGGTACTGATGACCTGCTTGGCTTGGGTAAACGTCCCCTTGTACTTGCCGGTGGCGTCGATGAAGTTACTGGCGCCAGCTTGACGGGCGGATTCTTCGCTGAATTCGTAGTTGCGCATTTTCTATACTCTCAGGCGGGTTGGGTAAGGCCGTAAAACTCGCAGATAGCAGCGTCGACGGCTGCGAGGTCGTTGGGGATGTGCATGCCGTCAAACATGCCTGGAGGGGATTTGCAGCAGTCTTGCCCGTTGCTTTGGGTCGCAAACACATGCTGGCCATTGATCTGCTCGGCTCGCAGGACGATGGTGAAATAGCCCTCGGGGACTAGCTTTTCGTCGACCATCTTCCCCACCGTTTTCATGCGGACGTTGCCGTAGTCGTCGGTCTGGGTGTGGGCCATGATGTAGACGCGCTTCTGTTCCGGCAGGTCGCCAGCGGCCTGGAAGATGCTCCAAGCACCATGGCCGATATCTGCGAACTTTTGGAAGCCGGTCTCAGTGCTACGACGCATCAGCTCGTTGGTCAGTACGGCCTGGTAATCGTCCACGATCAATACATCCCGATCCGTCTTGCGCATTGCCTTTTCGATCAGGATGCTGTCGTCGGTGACGAATCGCGCACCGCTGGTGTTCTCCTTGGTGCGGAGCGTCCAGTCAGCAGACTTGAAGGGGAGGGGCTTCTTGATCGGCTGGATCAGCGTGACCTGGGAAGGGTCGAAGTTGCGCAGGCTGTACGATTTCCCGCTCCCTGACGGTCCTAAGACCATAACCGCAATACTCATGTTCATTCTCCTGAGACTCGGGCGACTTGGGTTTGATGATTGCTACTGCTCGTCCACGCTGGGCGCGTAGGTATTGGTCAGGCAGACCAGGGGCGAAGAAGTCTTCGGCTTTCATTGCCGACTCGCGTACATAGTCGCGCCTTCCTTCGCCACCCGTTCCTGCTCGTACTTGTCGAGAGTGGGGCGAAGAACGCAGGTAGCGAGCAGAAAAACGGCCCCGAAGAAAATCGTGGGGCCGTGGGTTTTGAGGAAGGTTAGGAGGCGGATCATTGGGCACCTCGGGCTTTGGCGATTGCGACGCGCAGGCCGTCCAGGTCCGGATCGTCGGCGCCAGCCCAGTCGGTGAGCTTGGACAGCCACGCCAGATGCTTCTCGGCCTGGGCCAGCAGGTCGGGCGAGGCGGCAATCAGGCGGGCGTTGGCTTGCGTAATCGGGCCGCGATACCAGCCCTTGCTGCCGCCCTCGTCCATGACCATGACGTCGCATACAGCGACGCTTGTCTGGCCAGCGGGCTGCACATACTCGCCGTCGATTTCCCACGGCCCGGGCGTGTGTTTCGTCGTCATGCTGACTTCCTCAGAAAGGCCATGGCGCGGTCGCCGATCAGGCCCAAGGGATAAGCGGCGCACAGGCCGCACAGGATGAAGAGGGGGAGGGTCATTTCGAAGCTTTAGCGGTTGCTTCCACCAAGTCCTTAGCGCGCTGGATGAATGCCGCGCCACGGTCCGATTTCGGCGCCAGAAGAGCGAGAAGCAAGTCTTCTTGCCCGCTGGAGTTCCAAGCCAGCTTGTCTATGATTTCTTCGCCATACTCGAAGCCTGCATAGCCATATGCATCACCTCTGCGCACGGTTGCCAAGACGACCGCTAAGACCACTTCGTCCTGACTTACGGGCGCATCTTCAACTCGCTGAACCTCCTGCTGATGCCCTGGCGACGACGGGCGGTTCGCATACTGCGCCTTCGGTTCGACACCAACATGGATGCCGTGTCGGTCGTATGTGACGGTTAGCATGGCTATTCCTCGTCCGAAGCCTTCGGGAACCCGTCGGCGTAGTAAGAGACCAACGTCCGCCAGTCCTGTTTGGCTTGGTGCTTGGTGCTGAAGTAGGTGTTCCGCAGCGCGATCTTCAGAGAGCCAATCAAGTCCGCCAGGAAGCACCACAGCAACCAAAGCGGCATAACGACGGGCATAACTAGCGCGCCAAGCAAGTACAAGGCTTTATTCTTCATGGTTGTTCCTTCACCGTTTTGGCGGCAATCTCCGGGTCGATGAACAGCAGCAGTGGAATCAGCTTGTTGTTCTCTGGGTTCAAGACCGCTCGTAGATCGGCGTAAGGTGAGCCAAGCTGCTCGATACCGATTTCGATAGGGACTCTGACGGTGCCGCGCTTTGTCGTACTCACATTGCCGTTGATGAAGCTGGACAACGGATGCACGTAAAAGCCGTCAGGCAAAGCGCGGATTGCATTGATGAGTGCTTCGTTCTTATCCATGCCCATTCCTATTGAAAAAGGTGCAGCCCTCCGGCCAATTCCTCACCACGTTCAGCCGATCACGCTCCGTGCGCACAGATTGCTGTAGGCCGATTGCTTGAAGGGTGGGGGAGGGCTGCGTAAGTCGTAGATGCTCAGGGCGGCGAACCCCC